GGTAGCCGATGGAATGGTTTGAAAAGAGCAAATTGTTTTTAGCAGGGCTCTGGAGCATGACAGAAGATAAGGTCTCCGACTTTGCTCAAGATATGGTCAAGCAAGGAAAAATTACCGCTGAAGAAGCAAAAAAATTCATGGCAGATTTCGCTGAAAAAAGCAAAGGTAAAGTAGCTGACTTGCAAGATCTGACTAATGATAAAATCAAAGAAACCGTCTATAAAATGGGATTTGTTCAAAAGGAAGAGCTGGAGTCTCTTGAAAAGAAAATAAAGGACCTGGAAAACAAACTGAAAAAACTAAGCAAAGACTGACTCTTGGTTCAGGTTACTTTAGAAATGACGGTATAATCAGCCTATAATGTGGCTGGTAGGTTTGGTTGAACTGCACGGAATGATGGCATGATGCTGGTGAACTACTAAAACCATTCATCCAAATTGTTTTAATTGTTTCTGATTCAAGGGAAAAAGGTTCTTCTTTTAGTATCAGTTTGCTTTCTTCCAGAATGCAGCGGTTGATTTATTTCAAAGGGAAAATAGAGGATCTAAAACGGTATCAAATTATCGCGTTCAATGATAGTACCGTTAAAGGTCTTAAGCAAAAAGGCTTTAAAGCCAGTACGATAACCACGTATACCGGTAGCCGTGAGCATACAATCGTGTTCTATATAGATGGTAATGCCGTCAGTTCACATCTTAAACAACGAGTTGAGTTCGTCTACACTGCTCTTACTAGAGCTACTAATCAACTAGTTATTACAGGACCCGCCGCTGAAAGTCTTGTGACCAAATTGCAAATAGATGGAACAAATATAAGGACATTAGAAGAAATAAATCAAGTATACATGTATGCGCACGTTATTAAAGAGGAAATAGTTGAAAATAAAGACATTCTACTGTCAACTTTTAAAGAAAATGTACCTACTGTTGAAGTTAATGTCAATCATGCTTTAGACACCATATCCGAGGTCATAATACCTATCAATGACCATCCTAATGTGTCAGAATACGTTGCACCTATTGTCCCTAGCCCCGGTACTGGATCCAATATGAACACTACTGTCGACCAGATCGTCCCTTTCGATAAAGAGGACGTTGTCCATGTGTTCACTAATAAACATCTCGGTATTCATCAAAGTAGTGGTTATGTTTACTCAACTATCAAATCCGCCGTCACCAGGTTAACAGCAAGCAAACCCCATATTAGACCAGCTGAATCGTTATTCACCATTAGCATGCTTAAGCGAGGTTTGTGTATGGCGACGTTCGGGAAGAATTGTGATTTTGATAAGTTTCTTAAATTATTTAAACCTAAAGACGACGAGCTACAGTATCATGCTTTACAATATTTCAAAGCATTACAGAAGAAAATTAACCACAACCCAAGCCTTGTTAAGGAGTTGCAAGAAGAATTTAATGAATTCAAAACTTTCCTTACTATGTTCAACAAGAAACAAATGAAATATAAGAATGAGGAAGGTTTTGACACTTCAGATAAGGTGGGTCAAATTGTTGTTATGTTTGAAAAGAATATCAACGCCCTTTTCTCTGTCTACGCTCGTTTCATACTTATTAGGTTCCAAGAAATACTTAATCAAAACGGTCGAAACATAATCATTGCGACACATGATTCGGAAGTCGAACTCAATGAAGCTTATTTGAGAGCCATAGATAAAGTTGGTTTTCATGATAGTTGGGCCTGTAATGATTTTTCTGAGTGGGATGCGTCCTACAGAAAAGAACATATGTCGGTAGAATACGAAATTTTAACAGCTGCCGGTTGTCCAAAAGAACTCGCTCTCTTCTTTAACAAATTTAGAAGCTCTTGGGCTGTCACTTATCGTAATAAAATTGGTAGTACTACCATCAGAGGTCATGAAAAGCAATTCTCTGGTAACCCATTCACCATTTGTTTCAACACCATAATGAATGTTGCAATGTGTTATTCATATTTTAACTACGATAATGAGCGACTTGCCATGTTTAAAGGTGATGACAGTGCCGTATGTTGTGATAAAGCTAGTATTGCTGAAGATCGCAATATTGTTAAGTACACAGGCCATAAATTGAAATTTCACACCCTTAAAATCGGCGAGTTTGCTGGCTTCCTTCTTACTGAAAAGGGTATTTTCCCTGATGTTGTTCGTTACACAACCAAATTTTTGGGTAAACATTATCGTGATCAACAACATTTTGATGAAGCCAAACAATCAGTCCAAGAAAGAGTTGCAATGGTTAAAAATATACACCAAAAGAATCATGGATGTGCAGCAATTAGTTATTTTTATCCAGCATTAAATGAAGAGAAAGCTTCAATGTTGTTTGATTTCTTAAGTAACTCGAGGAAAATTGAATTTTCCAGTCTTAAGAAGGTGAACGTTAGAACTGTTCACCCATAAAATATCATGATCTCTTCTACCTACGATCATTTACTTATAAATTATTTATTTCTTATAAATTAACAAATATTTACTCTTCAT